ATTGTCTGTTTCTGTGATGATTGAATCTAACTCAACCCAAACTGCATCGATTGCAGATGTATAGTATTTTGTATATAACTCATCACGAATGAACTCAGCTATGTCAATAACAATGAATGGTGTATCGCTTGTAATGACTTGTCTTTCAATAAAGAAATCCGATGTTGATGGTTTATCTGTAGTAAAGACGCCACTGTAAATGAAAACATTTACTTGTACGCTGACCAAAGTCCTGCTTGACTGACTTGCCTCATATTTCACAAAGTATGGACTTCTTGCATTTATGATTGTACTCATTTGTTATCTCCTTTTTTATTCTTGTATTTTTCTTTAATCATTAAAACTAAATCTCTGACAAAACTTTGAGTCACCTCTTCAGGCAAACGAGCAAAAGCTCTGTTGTAAGGGTTTGAAAAAAAATAAGTGGGTTTTATCCCTTGAGCATAAATAAACTTGCTTAAAACGAATCCTATTGCCTTGTAGTTGCCTCTTGCAAACCTCCCCTTTTCGTCTCTCAACCTAAAATTTTTTCTTTTTGCCCATTCTGACAAAGGTTTGATCGGTGGGTATTTACTTTTGAAACTGAATCTGCTCAAAGGTGCTTTTTGAACTCCTGTTCTTTTTTTTCCATTAGCAGTCCATCTGTCGATAATTGATGGGTCTGCTCCTCTGACTCCTTGATCAACAAATGCTCCATATTTTCCCAAATTAAAAACAACAGAAAATCCACTCTTGCCCTCAACTATTGAATAGCTTAGTGCAGTATAGAGTAAACCCTGATCAATTTTTTTTCTCCTTGTTAGGTTGCCTCTTGATTTAGCTATGACATTTTTGCCAAAAGCTTCAATCACTTGTCTTGTTTCTTTTAGGTATTGCATCGATCAATGTTATTCCTTGTTTCTACATTAAAAGTAAAACTCCATCCTGCCAATAAATTTTCAAATCTATCTTTGAATGGCTCTGCCTGTACTGACTCTCTGACTATTCTTGTATTGCCATCATTCTTTGAGCCACTATTAAAAATGTCTGTAACGTGATTCCCTGAATTTAACATTGAATTAAAAACCCAATTCTCATTGTCATTTGCATAAATCTCTGCCTCTGTAATCTCAACTCCTGACTCCTTGCCCTCTGTTACCATATCCATAAAAAGAATTGTAACATTGTAAGTTATTATTGTGCTACTAAATTGAGCATTGTTTACAATGATATGAGCCAAAGGAAAAATGCTTTGCTTATCCAAATCAACTTCACTAATGTCTCCCTGTGAAACTGTATTGATAAGCTTATTATCCAAGCAACTATCTCTCAAAATTTCGATTAGTTGTAAAAAACTTTTTGATCCTTGATTTTGATTTACTGCCATTTAAAATTTGTTTTTAATTTCTTTGCCCTCGATTGATTCCTTTTCTTTTATGAATGCCAACATTGTAAAACAAAAATTTACATTTAATTTAGTGACCTCTTCAATTCTCGTAATGTCTCCCTGACTGAGTGCAAAGAGCGATTGATACCATCCCCATTTGTTTGCAAATCCGCTTTGAGCACTTGTTGTACTTCCCTCTGTTTGCCCTTGTCCAAATAAGTCATCATAGCGTTCGAGCAATCGATCCCTAAATTGTAAAAAAAAACTATTGACGAAACTACTGCATCCAAAGGCATTTGCTTCATAATTTCATGAAACTCCTCTCCCTGATAATCATAGAGCAGATATTTTTGTTTCAATTTCTGCTTTATTGGGCGATATAAAACCGCCATAGCTTTGTGTACTTCCTGAATATCTCCCAAATGATTGTCGATGTCAATATACTCTCCAAAAGTTAAATCCTCTAAGTTAGGTACAAATCCGAACTCACTCTCTCCCATTTTAAATGTTCTCACAAGTGGAGGTGTTTGTTGAATGATATCATAAACTTTAGTAGCAATCCTTTCAAAATCGACCAACTTCATATTGTTAGCGACATCATAAGAAACATTGCAAAAGATTTCTATTAGTTTACAAGTGATAAATCTTTCGGACTCTTTTACATCCTCATTTGCTTTGATGATCCTTTCGTATTTTTGATATTGCTCCAAGCTTATATCACTCAAAGAATCAGGTACGTTGATTTTTATTTCCATAATTATATAACGCTTTTTTGAAAATTATTTGTAAATCTAAGTAATAAAAAAAAGAGGCACAAAACTGCACCTCCTTTTAACCATAATAAAAAAAACAATTTACTTGCTAATAAATTTAGCGAGTTCTTTATACTTCTTTTCAAAGATTCTTTTTTCACAAGCAACCTCATCAAAAGTAAGCTCAACAATGTTCGGCAGATCTCTCATTAAATTGTAAGCATTGAAAGTCAAAAGTCTGCCATCTTCCAACTCAAAACAAACCTCTCCATTTTTGCCTCCCCACATTGAGATTGTATTGTCGATGTATATGTCTCCTATGATATTTCTCTCCTCCATTTTTTAAATTTAGTTATTAATAAATAAATAAAGATCAAAAGAATTAAAGTTGGAGGATGCTGAACATCTCCACAAATTCCAAACAAATGTTTTAATGACTCAATCATCTAATGTTGTTTATTGTTGATCTTATTTCCATAGCTTTATTGTCATAAGCTTTGTAAGCCTCACTTGATTCTCTTGTCATTCCGTTTTGATCAAAAACCCTGATCATCCCCTCAAAGAATTTCAGCTCTTTTTTTAGGTCGTCTAATTGTGTTCTCATTTTTTTTGTAGATTATATATTTATGTTTTTTTAACAATTCGATTGCCTTGTCGATTTTCTTTAACTCTTGTCTGCAGGCATAGAAAATTTCGTTTTCAATTACGCTCATTTTATTAAATTTAACCCCAACTCATTAGCAACATAGTTGATATGCTTTTGAGTAGTCATTGACCAATATCCGAGTTGGTTTAAGTTATCTCCATCGATTGTTGCTACGTGTGTTCTGTAACTCCAAACTTTGTTTCCCTCGATTCGTAAATTCTGTTTGTATCTTTTAAGTATCATTTTATTTTATTTTAAATTAATTTTGTTATCAATTATAGTACAAAGATATCAAATAATTTTAATAACACAAGTTTTTTTTTATTTTTTTTTGAAAATAATTAACATGCTTGGTCTCATAGCTGAATTTTGCTCTTTCCCTGATTCATCCAAAAACTTAAGTCTGCCTTTGATGAATCTCAATTCGGATTGTCCATAGCAATAATTGTGAAACCATTTTGTGTCTGTATTTGCAAAGGTTAAGAAAACTATCGTGTTTGCTATCCCTTTGTCAAGCTGTTCGTGTGCTTTTTGTAGAAATCCTTTGACATTGCTATAAGGTGGATTCACAAAATTGCTTTTCCCCCAATCACGCTCCAATCCGTTAAATGTTGAATTTAAAGGGCAGGGATCAAAATCAAAATTGAACTCTGCATCCAATTCATCGTATAGCCATTTAGGTGTTTGCCAATTATCTGTTTTTTTGCTACTAAATAATTTTATTTGTTGTTTATTCATGATCTTATTTTGAATTGTAGAAAGCTCTGCTATTTGCTAATGTCTGAATCACTTGCTCTCTATTGCCTTTGATCCTCCCACACAAAGGCACACATTCAGAAACGACCTCTGTACCTGCCTTGATCTTCTTGTTTTTGTTTTTGAAGTCCTGATCCAAAACCTCAACTCTTCTGCCCATATATCCCATTGTTTCTCTGTCTGCCTCATTCATTTTGATTGAGCCATAAAACTTTCCGTTGAGGTATATATCTTTGTGAAATCCTATGATGTTAAATTCTGCTTTCATTATCATGATTTTTATTTTTTTTATTCTGCGAAATATGTTCCATCTGTTTTAATATAAAAAGCCTGACTTCCCTTTTCTACTAAAACCAAATCTCCTGTTGCATAAACATATTCAAAACCTTTATTTTCTAATCTTGTTACTGTACTTTGTTGTTGTGATGTCATTACCATTTTATTTTGTTTTATTATTATGATACAAATATAAAACACATATTTGAGTTATCAAAGTTTTTTAATAACTTTTTTTTATTTTTTTTTATTTTAAGAAGAGAATTTGTTTATCTTATTGCATAGGTACCATAATTAGGTTTGCCTAATTTATTGACAATCGAATATCTCAGGGCATCAAGCGAATGATTAAAAGCATCAATAGGTTTATTTGTTAGCTGTCCATTCTTGTCCTCAATGTATTTGTAATTCCTTAACTCCTTAATCATATTGACACTATCTGTTGTAACATTTAATCTGTATCTCCTGATCATATCGATTCCGATATTGATACTGCCCTTTGATGTTTTCTTTGCATTGAATCCCATCCTGTGAATCTCCTCAATAGATTTCGGCTCTGCTGAGTCGCACCAAATCTCATCTCTCCGATCTAAGCCCAAACGCTTCAGCTCGTTTCCGATATCCTGATTAGTCATTCCTGTCCTGTACAATAACTCTCTGCAGTACATATCATCTCCCTCAATGAATGTTTCAACCAAAGCTGTACTGTCATTTGAAAAACCAAAATCCAATCCTCTTCCAATTAGTTTTGCAGATTCAGGTATCTTGTTGATTGTTTGAAATTTAAAAACAAGAGAGCGACTTGCTCCTCTCTCTCCCAAACCATAAACCCTCCAATAGTTATCGTCAATGTCTTTTAATCTTTCAATCTCATTCACAAGCGATTGCTCTAAGAATGGATTGTCTTTGTATGTTGTTTGATGAAATTCAACATCCTCTCTTGTTAGCACCTTATCATAAATCCAATGGTATTCGTCTGATGGATTGTAGTCGATAATTATTTGCTCAGTTGTTCTAAACAATAATTGTTGCCAATCCTCGAAGTATAATTCATTGCACTCATTGACAAACAACAATTCTCTTTTCCGACCTCTAATTTTAGTGGGTTGATCTAAGGAAATAAATTCAAATCTATTTCCATTTAAAAAATACTCGTGTGTTGATTTCCTGTGGTACTCTTCTCTGTATAAATTATATGATCTTAGAATCTCAAAGAAATCTCTCATAACAGTAGATCGAACTGCAGGAAATGTTTTTCGGACTATTGTAATTGTTTTCTTTTTGTTGTTTATTGAATAGGAGAAAATTAGCCAAAGTAAGATATTGTATGTCTTGCCTGATCTTGTACCTCCTTGCTCAACTACTATCTTTTTTGTTGCCCTTTGGAGATGCTTGTAAACTTTATTAGTCTGAATCTCCCTCATCAATTACTTTGACATGAAATAAGTTGTCTCCATCTGCTCCTGTTATCTCTTGCCTTTCAATATATCCTCTCGACTTTCCTTTTGTCTTTAAATAGAAGATTGTAGCAGAAGTACTGCCCTCTCCTATTTGCTTATGTAACTGACTCTCTGCATAATCTAAAGCGATATTTTGAATGTCATCAACTTGATTTCTGAACTCCTCATCCTCTTTCATCCATTCATAAAAAGTAGTCCTACCAATACCAACCTTTTTGCATGCTGTTGTTACGACTCCTAAAGATTTTTCTAATGCCTCAAGTATTGCTTTTTTATGGTGTTCGGTTTTGTTCATTTACAGGTTAAGTTTAATTGTGAACTCATTTGCTTTTCTCTTTACTTGTGAGATCATTGATGGGTATAATTTTATCAAATCCTTTATTGCCTTTTTTTCGATTTCGATTGTTCTGTAATCTTTGCATCCTCCATCTTTTCCCCAATGATCATTCTCCCAATGTAGATAGCGGATTCCCAAAATTCCTCCCTTATCTCTAATGTGTCGTAAGCAGATTTCGTAATCTTCTTTGACTATAAAATTTTCGTCAAAATAGTATTCTCCATCATTGATCATTCCCATTAGTGATGCTGTAACATAGGTTCTTGTGAGTATGGGTTTGTATGGGTAACTCCCTCGTGGACTGCTCTCTGTTCTTGTACCCCATATTTTAAAACCCATCTGCTCTGTAAGATCAAAGTATTTTAAAAACTCCTCTGCCCAAAATCCCTCATCTCTAATCTCAATTTTTTTTGTTTTTCTTTCATCTAAAAAATTGTAGCCAACGTGCTTTGCATCATCATCCAACATCACAACGTATTGCTCATCTGTATTTTTTAGAATCCAATTTCTTGTCGGTGTAATTCCTCTGACCTCTTTCGGAACACAAACAATGTTTTTTACTAAGCCCTTGTATTGATGGTACTCACTTTCAGGGATGAAAAAAGTGCATAAATTAGGCAGGATTTTATTTGTGCTTGTTAAACCTGCTCTCCCCTTACTTGGTACTGCTATCAACATTTAATCTCTTTTTAAAATCATCCCACCACAAAACACGCTCCAAACTAACTGCATCAAAAGCACTTCCTTTTTTATAGCCTCCTCTTCTGACCATCTTTAATTGTAACATCTCTTTTAACTCCTCCCAATCAACGCTGTTAGGTTCTGCCATAATCAAAATGTATTCTTTAGGTGGCTCTAATTGAACTGACTGAGGCAACTCAATTTCATCATCCTCCTCCATTTTGTCG